CGATTGAGGTGGGGTTCCGGCCTGACCCGGACACACCCAACCGCACCGTGAAAGGTGCGAGGGTCCGCGTCTGGTATCACGCCGAATGGTGCGAGGGCAGGCTCACCGACGAAGAACATGAGGCGGCGGACCGATACAGCCTATGGGCGGAAGAGGCTGCGCTGCTGGCCGAGGGCAAGCCCGCCATACGCGGCGGCGGCGGTGGCAGCTTCAGCGGCCCATCGGATAGGCTGGTCTGGTTGCTGGCCAACCTTCGCGCGGCGGATGAGTTGCTTGGCCGTGAGCGTGACGCGGTGCGGCTGGCGATATGCTGGAACCTGACGCCGGACCGGCCTGACGCGGTGCGGGTTGGGCTGAAGCGATTGGCTGAGTTTTGGGGGATGTGATTTTGCTTGACACGCCGCCCCAGGGCTTGTAGCGGCAACATATAACTCAGAATTGCGCCCGGAGCCGAAAAGGCTGCCGGGCTTTTTCATGCCCGATCCGTATTACCAAACCCCAGCCTGGAAAGCCCTGCGGTCCGCTGCGCTACGGCGTGACGGGTTCCAATGCGTGATTGAGGGCTGCGATGCCCGCGCGGTGGTGGTGGACCATATCAAGCAACGCGATGCAGGCGGCGCCGATGCGCTGCCCAACCTGCGCAGCTTATGCCAGCGGCACCACAACATGCGCCCGCGCCTGTTTCAGGGCCGTGTGGCGGGTTGCGACGCCGAGGGCTGGCCTATCCCGCCCCAGGCGGCCAAGCCCGGCCAGAAGCCGCGCTTCGGGCGCGCGAAGGGGTAGGGGGGGCAAAATCTCTGGGCTGGGGGCGGTCACCGAATATGGGGGCCTCCGCGCACAGCGCCGCGAAATGGAAGGTAAATAGGACATGGCCGGCAGAAGGCCAAAGCCGACGCATCTCAAGCTGATTGCCGGCAATCCCGGAAAGCGCCCCTTGAACGCCGCCGAACCGAAGCCTGCCCGCGTCATTCCAAGCCCGCCTGAGCATCTTTCGCCCGACGCGCGTGTCGCCTGGGGGCGGTTCGCTGCCATTCTGGATCGCTCCGGCGTGCTGACTGAGGCCGACGCGGCGGCGCTGGAACAGGTTGCCGAGACTTACGCCGAGATTGTGGCCCTGCGCCAAGACATTGCCGCTCATGGCCGGTTCCAAGTGGTGGAAACCAAGGCAGGCGGCGAGATGGAGCGGATGCGCCCGGCCTATTCGGCGCTGATGGATGCAGACCGCCGCTTGAAGGCTTGGCTGGTGGAATTTGGCCAGACCCCGGCGGCGCGCAGCAAGGTGAAATCGAATGGCGGCGAAGACGCCGAAAAAGAAGACCCCGCCGCCCGGTTCTTTACCGGATGAAGCAACCGCCTGGGCAAAGGACGTCACCGCCCGCCGCATAGTAGCCGGGCCGCATGTGCGGAACGCCTGCAAGCGGCATTTGGCGGACATGAAAGGCGCCAAGGCGCGCGGCCTGACTTGGGATGTGGACGCGGCAAACCGCGCCATTGCGTTCTTTGAGGTTGTGCTGAGGCTAAACGGTGGCCAGTTTGAGGGCCGACCGTTCAAGCTGCACGCATCGCAGAAATTCATCGTTGGTAGCCTGTTCGGCTGGCGCCGGAAGGATGGCAGCCGCCGCTATCGGCGCGCCTATATCGAGATCGCCAAGGGCAACGGGAAGAGCCCGCTCATGGCCGGCGTCGGCATGTATTGCCTGACGGCGGACGGCGAAGATAGAGCAGAGGTTTACGCGGCGGCGTCAAAAAAGGACCAGGCAATGGTCCTGTTCCGCGACGCGGTTGCGATGTTTCAGCAGTCGCCCGCGCTATCAGGACGGCTGACGCCTTCCGGGGGCAACCCGGTTTGGAATTTGGCGGACTTAAAGACGGGCAGCTTTTTTCGCCCGATTTCTTCCGATGACGGGCAGTCTGGCCCGCGCCCCTCATGCGCCTTGTGCGACGAGGTGCATGAGCATCGCAACGGCACGATGATAGAAATGCTGGAGCGCGGCTTCAAATGGCGCCGGCAACCGCTGCTGATTATGGCAACAAATAGCGGTTCCGATCGACAGTCTGTTTGCTGGCAGGAGCATCAGCACGCGGTGCGGGTGGCAACCGGGACGCGGGAGCCAGACGAGGCTTATACCTTCGTCGGGGAAGTGCTGGACGATGAGTCCTTCAGCTTTGTTTGTGCTTTGGACCCCAGCGACGACCCGCTTGAAGACCCGACCTGCTGGGTGAAGGCGAACCCGCTTCTCGGCGTCACAGTGCAGGAAGATTACCTGGCCGGCGTAGTGCGGCAGGCCAAGGCTATCCCTGGCAAGCTGAACAACATTCTGCGGCTGCATTTCTGCCATTGGACGGACAGCGAAACGGCATGGATGTCTCGCCCGGCGCTTGAAGCCGTGTTGAGTGAGTTTGAGCCCGAGGTTGAGCATACCGGCGAACGGGTTTTCTGCGGGTTGGATTTGTCTGCCACGCAGGACTTGACCGCGCTGGCCTTTGTTGTGCCGACCGGCTTTGTGGACATGCCGGCCGAGGATGGCACCACGGCGCGCTTGCCGACTTTTGATGCTTGGGTCGAGGCTTGGACGCCTGGCGATACGCTTGCCGAGCGCGCGTTGCGCGACAACGTGCCCTATGACTTGTGGGTAAAGGACGGCTTTCTGAATGCCGCGCCTGGCCGGATGGTTCGGTTTGATTTTGTCGCGGCGCGCTTGGCTGAATTGGTCGGCCTCTATGAAATCGCGGCGGTTGGATACGACAGCTACGGTTTCAAAAAGCACTTCGAGCCGGAACTTGATGCGCTTGGTGTGACGCTGCCCGTGGTGGAGCATCCGCAGGGCGGCAAAAAGAAGGGCGCTCAGGGCTTGTGGATGCCTGGCTCCAAACTGGTGCTGGAGCAACTGATTTTGGAAAAGCGGATACGGTTGCGCCGTTCGCCTGTGTTGATTTCAGCCATGATGAGCGCCAGCACGGAAAATGACCCGTTCGGCAATTCATGGTTTTCCAAGCGGCGGGCCGTGAACCGCATTGACGCCTTGATTGCGCTGGCAATGGCAGTAGGGGCCGCAACGGCGCAGGCTGAAGCCCATTCTTATCTTGAAACCTCGGAGATGGTGGTCCTGTGAAATGAGCTTGATCACGCGCCTTCGAGGTGCGCTATCCTTGCGATCTGCGCCGCGCCCCTTCGATGAGGTGATGGCGCGCATTGACGATGCCTATGGCGCGACGGTTGCCGGGCTTGCGGTGACGCCACAGACAGCGCTTCAGGTGGCGACGGTGCTGGCGTGCGTGAAGACCATTGCGGACGGCTGCGCTACGCCTGCCTTGAATGTGTTCCGGGAAGACGCCAACCGGCGGCGCCAGCTTGCGCGCAATATCCCCGAGTTTCGGATGCTGTCGCGTCGGCCAAATGAATGGCAGACAAGCTTCGAGTTTCGCCGCACGATGACGCTTCACGCGGCGTTGACCGGCGATGCTTTGGCGGTGAAGGTGATGGCCGGCAATCGCGTGCGGGAACTGATTCCGGTGCGGCCTGGCAATTATCAGATCGAGCGCACGGCGCGCTATCAGGTGCGCTATCGCATCCATGATGAGTTTGGCTTCATCGGCGAACTTGGGCCGGACGATGTGTTTCATTTGCCGAATTGGCAGTGGGATTACTGGCGCGGCCTGAACGCGGTGCGGCTTGCGGCTTCAGCCATTGGCCTGTCCATGGCTGCGGAGCAATCGCAAGCCAAGCTCCACGAGAATGGCGGCCGGCCGGCGGGCATCCTGACGACCGAGGCAAAGCTAGACAGCGCCGCAATGGATCGCCTTCGGGCATCCTGGCAGCGCTTCACGGCGGAAAAGCGCAGCGGCACGGCAATCCTCGACAACGCCATGAAATACATGCCGCTGGCGATGACCGGCGTTGACGCTCAGCATGTCGAGACGCGCCGCTTACAGATTGAGGAAATCTGCCGGGCCTTTGGCGTGTTTCCGATTATGGTGGGGCATTCCGATAAGAGCGCGACCTTTGCCAGCAGTGAGGCATTCTTTGCGGCGCATCTAAAGCACACGCTGGCGCCGTGGCACCAATTATGGCTGCAACGCCTGGATGAGTTTCTGCTGGATGGCTCCGGGCCGCTCTGGTGCGAGTTTGACACACGCTATCTGACGGCGGGCAGCATGGCCGACCGCGCCGTTTGGGCACGCACTATGGCGGAAATGGGCATCTATACCCGGAATGAATTGCGCGACGAGGAAGGCAAAGACCCGCTGCCCGGCCTGGATGAACCTTTAACGCCCGCAAATATGAATGGCGCCCCCGCCGCGCCCGCGCCGGAAGCCCCGGCAGTTTAAGCGAAGGAACAATCGAATGATTGAAAACCGCGAACAGGGCGCGCGGCGGGAAACGCGCGACTTCGCGCTTGCGCTTCGCGCGGCTGGCGAAGAGGGCGTGATTGAAGGCTTCGGCTCTGTCTTTGGGCAGGAAGACGCTTACGGCGATGTGGTGGTGCCAGGCGCCTTTGCGGCGAGCCTTGCCGAACACCGCGCGGCAAACACGATGCCCGCGATGCTTTGGCAGCACCGGCAGGATATGCCGATTGGTGTCTGGGAAAGCATGGAAGAGGACCAGCGCGGCCTTCGCGTGAAGGGCCGCTTGGCGATGGATGTTGCCCAGGCGCGTGAGGCTTTCGCGCTTGTGAAGGCTGGCGCCATTTCCGGCCTGTCAATCGGCTTCATGACCAAAGAAGACGATTACGACCCAAAGACGAACATCCGCACGGTGCGGGCGGTGGATCTTTGGGAAGTGTCACTGGTGACTTTTCCGGCGGCGAAATCCGCGCGCGTGACGCGCGTGAAGGCCGCTGCGATTGATGAGATTTTGAAACCTTCCGACGCCGAGCGGTGGCTGCGTGATGTAGCGCCAGACGTGTCGAAGTCTCAGGCGACGGCCCTTGTGTCTCGCTTGATGCGAATGGGTGCCGAGCGGCGAGAGGCCGAGATCGCAACCGAACGCGCAAACCGGGCAGCCGATGCGCTGCTGCGTTCCCTGCAATCTTGAACCTGAAAGGAAACCCTCATGTCTGAGGCCCTTGCTGGCGCCATCGAAAAGATCGGCGTTGCTTTTGAAGAATACAAGGCCGCGAATGATGCGCGCCTTGCCGAAATCGCCAAGCGTGGCTCTGCCGATCCGCTTCTGGACGAAAAGCTTTCGCGCATTGACGCGGTGCTTGATGCCCAGGCGGAAATGAAGAAGCGCATCGAACAGGCTGAAACCCGCGCCGCGCGCCCCGGTGGTGCTGGCGTGGCTAATGATAGCGACAGCGCCGAAGCGCTGGCCTATCGCAACGCCTTCCTCGGTTGGGTGCGCAATCCCCGCGACCCGCGCGCCGAGATGAAGATGCGCGAAACCGCGAAGGCGCTGCAAAATCGCAGCCTGAATGACGATGGGTTTGAAACCCGCGCCGCTCAGGTGGTGACCTCCACCGGCTCCGCTGGTGGTTTTGCTCTGCCGGAAGTCATCGAGCGCCAGATTGCGCGCCTGTCTGTGGAAATTTCCCCGATCCGTCAGATTGCGACCGTTCGCACGGTTGGCAGCCCTGACTATAAGGAACTGTTCGACGTGAACGGCTCCGCTTTTGAATGGCTCGGTGAAGCGGCGACGCGCAACCAAACCAATACGCCGGACTTGGCCGAAGTGGCGCCGACCTTTGGCCTTGCTTCTGCCCGCCCGCGCGCGTCGGAAGAAAGCCTGGATGACCTCTTCTTCGATGTCGAGAATTGGCTCATCACGAGCGCGGCTGAAGCCATTGCCCAGGGTGAAGGCGCGGCCTTTGTTGCCGGCAGCGGCACCAATCGCCCGACCGGCTTCCTGAATGGCCCGACCCCTGTGACGACTGCGGACGCCTCGCGCGCCTTCGGCACGTTGCAGTATGTGGCTTCTGGCCAGGCGGCGGCGTTGCCGACCAGCGCTGATGTCTTCTATGACTTGGTCTATGCGTTGCGCGCGCGCTATCGCGCCAATGGCCGGTTTGTCACCACGAAAGCGGTGCTGTCTGCCCTTCGCAAATATCGTGAAGGCGCTGGCACTGGCGCGTATCTGTGGCAGCCGTCGCTTTCGGCCAATCAGCCGGAAACCTTCATCGGCTACCCGATCACCGAAGCGGAAGACATGCCGGCGGTTGCCGCCAACGTGTTCCCGCTGGCCTTTGGTGATTTCCGTGAAGGCTACCTGATTGCGGATCGCGTGGGCATGCGCATGACGCGCGACGAAATCACCCTGCCCGGCTTTGTGCAGTTCTACATCCGCAAGCGTGTCGGCGGTCGCATCCGCAACTCGCAGGCGATTAAGCTGCTGAAGATTGCCGCTTCCTAATGT